GCGATGCGCTTGGTGTGCTGAGCACGTTTCATTTCGTTCAGGTCTACGCCAAAGAAGCTGGCGTTGCCGCTGCCGTCAAAGGATCAAAGGCGTTGCGCACTGAGGGCGCCGCTGCCGTCCGTGGTTCGACCGGCGTGGCTATCGCCATCGTTGACCTGAGCGCCGTAGGCGACACCGTCGAGATGCGCCTTGGAGTGCAAACCAACGGCAACGCGATCCTGATCCGTTCGGCTGCTCTGGAATTGGTCAAGATCGGCGAGGTCTGAATCATGCGTCCCACCATTCTCGTCGTTGCTCTCGCACTCGTTGTGAGTGGTGGGCTCCTTGCGTTTTCTCCGCTGCCTGTCGTTGCCGCTATCCGTGACGGCGCTACGGCGGTTGGTCCTGCATTCCCTCGTCATGAGCGCATCACATGCGACACCACGGCGGGCGGAGTGGAGATCAAACCCGCCGGGTCTCATCAGCTGGTGAGTTATGAGTGCATTAGTCGCGGTGCTGTTGCAGTCGGGTCAACGACCGGCGCGGGGTCGGCGTTGACGTTTGCAAATGGATTCGTCCTGGCCAACGGCGACCGAATTGGCGCCAATGTGCAAAACCCTGAACGGTGCATCTCGGCTGGTAGCGTGGTGCTTGAGTGTCGCTTTCTGGTGACAAAGTGAGAGCCGTTGCTCTGTTGTTGGCGGGCGTCCTTGTGGCGCCCGCCTCTTTTGCGCAACACCTCGGAGATCAGACAGGCATCATGGGCGGCGAATCGGGGTTCTTCGATCCCGGTGTCCGTGTGCCGTTGTCGATTGAAGCACAACCCTTTGCACGCACCGTCACCTGTACCGGCGCAAAAACGCTGACAGGCACAGCGACAGGCGCTGGCGCGGTAACGTGGGCGGCGTCGCCTGACGGTGCGTCTGGCGCTTGCACAGGCACCACGTCGTGGTCTTGTCCTGTGGCCGTTTCGCCAAACGCGGCAGGCGAGGGCGTGGAGACGATCACCGTGTCGCAGGCGGGCGGCGGGTCGGCGACGGTTGACGTTGGATTTTACGTCGCTGGCGCGCATAGCTGCTTTTTGGCGCAGTCCTACGACGGCGCCTACAACGCTGGCAAACTCAACCTCGACGCCGTCGGAACATGGGTCAACCTTGGGTCGTCGTCGTTGAATGTGACGCAAGCGACGGGCTCCGCGCAACCGACATACCGCACTGCGATTGTCGGCGGGCAACCTGTTGTGCGGTGTGATGGTGGGGATCGCGTCGCTGGCGCTGCTGCTGTTGATTGGACGTTTTTGTATCAGGGTGCAGCATATACCGTCGAGACAGTCGGCAAGACGGTCTCAGGAAACGGCACATACGCTGCGACTGGCGCGTCTAACGGCGTGCATGGCTATTCGTCCATCGACGTCGGCGGAAGTTACTTTTTGCAAATCATCAACGAGACCCCAGCCACAAACTTGAGTTTTTCTCGTTCTGGCTACACGTCGGGGCTGTTTCATCTGGCGTCGTCGGTACTGCTCGACGATGGCGGCGCTGGCACTGATGCGTCTATATTCGTTGACTCTCTGGCCACAGCTACGGGAACCCGTGCGCTGCTCTACTCGACGACGACAGCCTCACCGTTGACGCTGTGCGCGTACAACGCAGGCGGATTTCCGCTGACTGGCGACCTCTTCCGCGTCCTCATTTACAGCGGCACTGCACTCGACGCCACACAGCGCGGCATAAACAAACAGACTGACGAGTGGGCGCTTGGCGGCACTCTCCCGGTGACACCATGACTCGCTACCTCGCTGCTCTTCTCGCCGCCGCTGCTGTTGCTGTCGGCTACTACGCGTCACCTGATGCCGCGCCACTCGACGACACCATGCGGACCGCGTCGCTGGTGGTCTGTGTCGGCGACAGCGATGCCCTGGCGTTCTGGACTGCTTGGGGTGATTGGTACTGCGAAGATGATGCGCCTTGCCTCGTCAACAACGCCATCGAACAAGGCGTTCGCCAGTGCGCCGACGGCGTCCCTGTCGGCTGGCTGCTGCGCATGATGGCGACTCCCAACGACGCCGCTACGGCTCAATCGTCGATGGCGTCGCTGGCGGTGTTTGCGGAGCCTGACACCATCGGCTGGTCGTCATGTCCAGACGAGGTTGTTGAGTCGCCATGAGTCCGCTACTGTTTTTTATCTCGAGGTGACCTAATGGCCGTCCGCATCGCAGACACAGTCCGCAACACTCGCGTGGATTCCATCCGCATCGCCGTCGACGCTGGCGCTGGCGCTGGCCTGCTGCGCATTTATAGCGGAAGCAAGCCGACAAAGGGCGGCGTCCCTGCTGGCGTGTTGTTAGCTGAGCTCACCTGTGCGGACCCTTGCGGGTCGTCGACGACGGGCGTCCTCACGTTCACGGTTCCGTTCTCCGACACAAGCGCCAACGCCACGGGCACGGCTGCATTTTTTTACCTCACCGATTCGACCGGCGCGTTTGTTTGTGACGGCGACTGCGGCACATCGGGCAGTGATCTCAACCTCACCACGCTGTCGATTGTCGCGACACAACCGGTGCAGGTGACCTCGCTGACAATCACTGACGGCAACGTCTGATGTCGGTCGATCCATCAACGAATCTCAGTCATGCGTCGTGGGTACTCGCCTTGCCACCTGCGGGCGAAGACGTGGCGACGCATGTCTTTTGGCGTTGCGAGCATTGCGGTGTCGTCGTCGGGTTCTGGCGTGCTGGTCATGATTCAACGCCGACATCCGACGACACCGCACCCCCTGACGACGTCGGTCAATACGCCGGACAAGTCTGCACCTGAGGAAAACATCATGGCCAACGTCATTGAAAATCGTTCGACCCACGCTGGAAAACTTGAACGCTGGCTTGGCAAAGAACAGATTGAAAACATCTCGACGTCAATGCGGACTTGGCACGGCACACGTCCAATCCTTGTTGGCGGTGTGCCTGGTGCTGGCGGTGTGTGGGTAGGGCGCGGCGGCGATTTTGTCGGCACCATCGACGGCGGCGGGTTTGTCGGCCTCGCAGAACGATGCGTGGAACGCGTTGATCACGCTGTCGCAATGATCGCCAACCGTCACCGCATGCATGGGTTTTCGTCGTTGTCTGATCTCATCAATGAAGTGACAAACTTCGGCAAGCGTCGAGACTTTACGTTTTCAAAAATCGGAAGCGCCTCCGTCGTCGGCGGCACCAATTCATTTTGGCGACAGGGGAACTATCCGTCTGCCGGTGGCGCTGCTGCTGCTGCCCCCGGTGGTGCCGCGTTGACGGATGCGAGCGCGGGAGCGTTTTTTTTCGTCAATCCGACGTCTCCAGACACGCAGCACTTCGTCCGCGCTGACATCATGTCGTCGATTGCTCCTCGGTCCATCCTCCTTTACGACCGAATTTTTGAAGTCAACAAAACAATGGCGTCGATTACAACGGAGGCCGTAACGGGAGCGCCAACGCGCTACCAAAATACCGTCAGCAACCAACCGGATTCCGTCGACGGAAACTTTCTTGGCATCGAGATTCAAGTTGCATTGGGCGCGACGGCCCACAACTGGACCGTCTGCAACTACACAGACCACGCGGGCAACGCATCCACCCTGCCGTCGTTGATCGGCAACTCAGGCGGAATAATCAATCGTCTCGATCACCCGCTCAATCAATGGTTCGCACCTCTCGCCACTGGTGACACTGGCATCCAGACGCTGACGCAAATGCAATGCTCTGCCTCGGTGACAGGAACCGTTGCGTTTTTCATTGGGCACCCTCTCGCGTTTATGCCCTGCGTTGTCACAAACATGCTGACCATCGTCGACGGAATCAACACCGCATTTAATCTGGCGCGCATTTTTGACGATGCCTGCTTGTCGTTTCTGGACGTCAATTGTTCATCTGCGACCGGCTCCAGTATCAGCGGGATATTCGCAACCGCTGCGGGCTGAAACTGAGTAGGAGGCCGGGTCATGCATCAGACATCCGGCAACGGCCTAGTCACGCAATCGTGGGCGCAAACGCAATGGGCTCCTACGCTCACGGCGCACGATCCAAATCCGCCGTTTCCGCTTGAAGAGGCCAGCGACATCACGCTTGGCGACGCTGCTGTCAGTGGCTCCGCTACGGTTGGCGCTGCTGGCGTCACAGTTACCGGCGCTGTCACCCTCGACACCGTCACCGTTGCTGGCGTCGGCAGACAAACGCACATCGCTACCGGCGCCGTTGCATTGGGCGCCGTCACAGTCGCCGGGCTGGGCACGTCGACAGTTCACGCGTCCGGCTCAATCTCCCTGGCCTCGGTGTCCGTCGCTGGCGCGGGCTCACCTGTCATCGTTGCGTCGGGCGCTGTCACGTTGGGCGCTGTTGCGGTCGCAGGCGTTGCAACGTCGACAATCAAGGCAAGCAGCGCCGTTACGCTTGGCAATGTCTCTGTTGCTGGCGTCGGCTCGTCGACAGGTCAAGCGACGGGCACGATTGCGTTGGGCGGTGTCAGCGTCGCTGGTGTGGGCGACGTCCAGGCATCGGCCATCACCGCAACCGGCGCCGTTGCGCTAGACGCAGTGTCCGTGACTGGCGACGCCAACCTACAGCTTGGCGCGACAGGGACCGGCGCTATCTCTCTCGACGATGCGACGTCGTCGGGCTCCGTGTTTTTGATCACGCTAGTACGACAACGGCCAACGAAAAAAGCCCTACTGTTTTCGGTGCCCAACCCTTGGCGGTAGGTTGTCGATTGGTGATCGGCTCGCTACTGTAGGCACCATGCCAGACCTCATGCTGTCTCTCGCCTCGCCACAGTCGCTGCAATCGATGCTGGTTGTCTTGCTGGCGCTCTTCGCCAAGGACTTCATCGTCGGCATTCTTCGGCGCGTGTCGAGGCAGTTGTTGTCCGATAAAGACAAGGGCAACGACGTCATCGGCGTGGCACTTGACCAAGCGGCTGATTCGATTGAGCGCGTGGCGAAGAAGCCATGACGACGTCAACAACGGATCGGCCAACCGGCGTCACGGTCCCCATGTGGTCGATTGGCGTCATCGGCGCATTGCTGACGGCTAGCGTCGCGTGGGTGTCGTCGTCGTTTTTCACATTGCGTGATGACACCATTCGCATGGATCAACGCGTCTCCGTCGTCGAGCGAGACCTACGCCGCGTCGACAGTGTGCCTGCTGCGATAGCGACGATGTCGGCGGACATCGTCACCATCAAGGAACAGCTTTCCGAGTTGCGTGACGACGTCAAGCGTCTGGCGAACGCACCCAAGCGATGACAGCCTACCGCGTGGTCTACGACGACGGCGCGTACCGCGTCGTGATGGCTCACGACATTGTCGAGGCGTTGCGCTTGGGCCGCTTGTTCTCGTCGTCGACGATCAAGGTGGTGACACATGCGTAGCGGCCACAACGATCAGCCCGTCATCTGGCAGGGTGCCTATCCGCACGGGCCTATGAGCGTCGGGCGTGGCAATCAGAAATGCGGCGCCGTCGGATGTGTCATCACGTCGGTAGCGATGGCCTTGCGCTACCTTGGCGTCAGGGCTGGCGCTACACCGACGACGGTGCAGACCGCTGGCCTGGCTCGACCTGGCGTGTGGGCACCCGGTGCTAGTGGGTGTGTGGTGCCTGAGCTCGTACGAGCACAGACGGGCCTGACTGTCGATGTCGACGCCGATGGCCCCGGCGTCAAGGCGCCTGTTGATCGGCTGTCTCCGTTGATTCTAGACACTCTGTCGCGTGGCGGTGTCGCCTTGCTGTCAGTGGACTACGACGCCGGGGTCAAGGGCGGCGACAGCATCGGGGACCATTGGGTCTGCGCCTACGCTGCCGACGATGCGTGGCTGTATCTCGCGGACCCCGCGACGGCAAAGGTTGAGAGGATCGACCGCACAACGCTAGCGGCGACGGTCATGTGGGGACGGCGTCGACGGCCCTACGTTGGCGCAAGGGCTGTCACTGTTTTTCGGGATTGACTACGTCGCTCTGACTCCGCCTTACAGGGTCTCCGACAAGCGACGGCTCCACACCATGCGACGACGCCAGCCTTGCGACTGCTTGCGCTCACTGGCGTCTGGCAATGCCAACACGCCACCTGTCGAGGTGGGGCGTGATGGCGTGCGAGGTCTCGCAAGCGTGCGCATGATCGACAGCGGCCCTTCGCCCATTTGGCTAGGGGCCATCCGCAATCGCTACAGGTCTTCAATCGCACGCTCACACGCTCTGAGCACCCACTGCGACATCGTCACACCATCGACAGCGGCGGCTTCGATGATGGCGCTTCTCACGTCGACAGGACACCGCACGAATATCTGTGAGTCTCTGCGAGACTTGCCTTTGCGGTTGGTCCGTGCCTTCCAGACTGTCGACGTTGCGACGCCAAGCCGTTTGGCAATGACGGCGTCGACGTCGTCGGGATAAGTGGCGAAAACTGTCTGCCAATCAATCATGATATTTCCTCCGACGTGCGTTGACCTGGCGCTTGTGCTCAATCCGACATGCTGGCGCACGACAGTGCCGTATCTGTGCTGTGATGGCGCCCCCAAGTGCCTCGTATGCGTTGCCACAGTTGCTGCATTCGTAGATGACCGGAGGAGGTCGCGTTACCTTGCGGCAACGCTTCAGGGCGACAGCCTGACAGGTAGACCGCCAGCACCATTTGCGAGGCGATTCAACACCGATTCCGCAAGCGTTGCATGGGTTCAGTTTTGACGCTATTGGCTCCTTGCGTGGCAATGCAGGGTCCGCATCGGATTTCCCGGTGCGGGCTTTTTTTTGTTTGTATTTCTTGCGCGTCTCGCGATCCAATGAGCCGCGACTCGACAACGTGCGACCAACGCACACGCTCGCCAGTGGCTTGTCGTCGGGTGGCGTGAATGTTCGGCGGGTGAGCATATGTCAGTCAAGCCCACAACCAAACGAGGCGTCGTCAAGGTCGGCCTGCTTGACGTTGGTGTCCAGCGAGTGCGGCTTGCCATTTCGCGTCCATCGGATTTTGAAATAGGCCGTTCCGATAAACTTTGACATTGCAGGGTCGGGCGTCACTTTTCCGACGGCGTTACATCGGGGGCATTGAATGTCTGGTATTTTAGTCATGTGTTCTCGCTGGTTGTAAAAGAGTTCAAAGCGCGTTGCCGTCGTCGATTGCGTCGGGCGTCGTCGATGGCCTCGACGATGCGGACGACCAACAACAGGGCACCGATGGCGACGGCGCCGACAAGGGCGATTGTGAGTAGGCTCATGGCTCCATCCCAGGCACGTTGTCCCATGCCGCCAACGCGGCGTCGGTCTTGCGGTGATCAAACAACCGCATGGCCTTGATCACCTCGCCAGCCAAATGCAGGCGTGCTTTCTGCGCGACAACCTGCACCCCAAGTGCCCACACTTCGGCCTCCAGCGTGTCGGCGCGTTTGATGGCGCGGTCTCGTTCGCGGATCAGTTCTGCGTCACTCATTGTCCACCCTCCGTTGCGCCGACGTCACCCGATCCATCGCGACCACAAGCGCCGTCAGTTCGCCGATGGCGAGTAGCACCGCCTCACGCTTGACCCCAGGCATCGTCGCGACTCTGGACGCATCGTAGGCAGCGTCGCGTGCCACTCGCAGGGCTGCCGATGCGTCGGCGAGATCGGACAGGGCGCGGACAATCTGGCGTCGGATGATTTCTTCAGGAGTGATCGTCATGGGGCTCATTCGTCACCGTCGCTGACGTCGTTGCGGGCCTCAATAATGGCTTCGTAGATCGACTGACGGAGGTTGTGTGCCCATTGCAGGATCTCCTTGTCCGTCGACAGCCACATCATGTCGACGATCTCTGCCTCGCAATCCGTGTGGGTGGCGATGTGATCTGCAATCTCATCGTCGGTCGGCTCGTCTCGGTCGTCGTCAGGCTCACGCATTGGTCGTCTCTCGGTAATAGGTGGCGAGCAACCAAGCCCACACGGGCAGACCCTCGCGGGCAGCTTGGCGAATGATGGCGCGGCGGAATCGTGGGCTCATGCTTCTTCCTCTTTCGGCATCCAAAACCACGCAAGGCGCTCGGCAAGCTCGTCGTCTGAGATCGGCGTGTCCCACTCGATCTCTGGCGCGTCCTCGTACTCGTCTCGCTGCTCGTATTCTGCCTCGCATTGCGGGCATCGGCATTCGGTGATGGTCATGTGTGTCTCCCTGACGCCGAAAGCCCCGGCTGACGGGGCGTTGCGGTGTTGGTTGTGGGGGGGGGGTGGCTCAGGCAAACAGTTTGTTGCCGTTTTTGACTGCGTCGTCGCCGAAGCCAACCCACTCGTCCTCGTAGGCCAGGCCAGCGTCGCGCAACGCTTGGCGAGCAATCTGCACTTCGGCGTCGGTGTCGGTGGCGTAGGTGACGGAGTCGAGGTCGCTGTTGATGCTGATGATGATGCTGGTCATTGTCTGTCTCCCTGTTACGGCTCCGTGTTTGGCGCCGTGAGTCCATTCTACGCAGCGCACAAATAATGTCAAGCACTGTGTCTAGATTTATTTTCTGGGGCTTTGGGATGCTGGATCACCCCTAGAAGAGTGATCCCTGAGCGGTGTCTTTGTGCCTCTGCCTGATCGCTGCGTTGATCCGTGCCCTGGCAATCTCCACGTATTCGGCCTCGCGTTCGATGCCGACGAACGCAAACCCCTCGAGAACGGCGCCGCGTCCTGTCGAGCCGGACCCGACAAACGGGTCAAGGACCAACCCGCCCGGTGGCGTGACAAGGCGACACAGGTAGCGCATGAGATCGGTCGGCTTGATTGTCGGATGGCTGTTGCGTGTCTCGTCACGTCGACGACCTGCACCGGATCGGGGACTGTCGAGCCCCGCGCTACCCTCTGCACGGCCTCCAGTCACCTGCCCTGCGGACTTGGCGGGCAAGGCGTGGCATCCGTCGTCGCGGTCTTCGGCGCTTGCCTTGGCGCAATAGAAGAAGCGGGCGGCGGAGCCGGAGTCGCCGTTGTATTCTTTTCCGCCATCTTTTCTGGCGGATTCTCGTCCATCTGCGAATCCGTGCGTTTTTCCCTGCGGGGCTTTTATTCCGCTCCCGCTCGTCGTCTCCGGAAACAGCCCCACCACCTCGTCACTGCCGTCGTGGATCAGGTTGGCGGGGAAGCGGCCTCCTTGCGTATCTGGCCCGTGGAACGTCTCGCCACTAGTCGACCGTCCGGCGTTGCCGTGTCCTTGGCATTTGCCATTCTCGTCTCGGTTGTCGCATAGGGTGCCGCCGCCAAACGTCCCCACTCTGCACCCATCCACATTGATCGCGCCCGTGCCCCACGCCAGCACGTTGGCGGCGACGGTCCCACAAAGTGGCTTGCGGGCGACGGTGATCGGCTCCAGCGCGGGCTTGAGCGCGGTTCCCCAGCCCTGCCATTGGATGGCGGCGGGGGTGGCGGGGGCGGTCTCCGGTGGATGCGTGACGGCGCCCAGCCGACCGTGGTTGTGTGATGGGTCGTTGCCGCCGTACTTCAGATCCTCGCGGATGTTCGCGCGCGACGGCCCCACCACCTCCCTCGTTGCCCCCGCCGCCTTGTCGATTGCCTTCGACACGTCAAGCGACTTCGGGAACCCCGACCCGTAGATCCAAGCAATCATGTCACGAATATCAAACCCCGCGTCCTCAATGCGGACGGCCATCCGGTGTTGCGTCCTTGTCCCGGCAAACGCCAGTAGGTGACCGCCTGGCTTCAATACGCGCAAGCACTCGGCCCACACCTCGACGGCGGGGACGTCGTAGTCCCACTTCTTTCGCATGAATGACAGACCATAGGGCGGGTCGGTGACGATGCTGTCAACGCTGTTGTCGGCGAGGGTGCGTAGGACGTCGATGCAGTCGCCGTGTTTGATTTCGATCATCTCTTCACCCCTGCAACGTAGTTGATGGCGTCGACGATGTTGCGGTCACCAGGCGCAAACAACCGACCACGGAGGTAGATCGTGTCGTCGAAATACACACTCAGACACACCGCATCCACTCCCCCCGACTCACCCCACGTCGTCACCTCTGGCACGGCGAGGGGCTCGACGACGGGGATTTCTCGCAAAATGCAACCGTCGCGGTGTTGGATTGCGTTGGCGATGCCCAAGAACACGAACGACTCCATCTCGCCACACGTCGGACACCAATACCGTTTGCTCATGGCTTCACCTTCCTGATTGGCTGTCTTGTCGGGATCATCCCGTGCGTCTGCATAACCATGGTCACGACGTCGATGGCCTCTTGTGTGGAGAAACAAACAACGACGGCGTCGAACGCTCGCAAGCGCTCATGGATGGCGCGTTGCACCGGCGACACCACGCCGCCTGATGCTTTCATTTCGATCCACAGGCGAAGCTCGGGAATGTGCAGGTCGGGCATACCTGCAAGCACTCCCTCCGCTTTCAGGTTTGCGCCCTGGCTCCGTCCACGACTGCCACCGTTGGGAATTGCGTAGATCAGATAGGGCGTCATCTGCCGCACCCATTGCACAAACTCGCGTTGTTCGACGTGTTCGGTTCTTTTCACCAATGCCTCCTTGTGATGCGGTCGAAGTTGCCTTCTCTCGCGTGTTGAATCCATGTCGGCGGTGTCGCCTCGTTCATTGCTGACACCAACGCGTGCACATCCTCGCTCGCTAGGAGCCCCGCTGGTAGCGGTCCGCACCGTTGGGCGATGGTCGCCACGGTCTGCCATGCTTTCTGGCCTGCATAGCCATCGTGGAGCACACACAGGTACTCCGAGACGGAACGGTCAGACAGCGCCTTGCCGTAGTAAGTCAAAACGATTTGTTCTTTGCCGGTCTTCGCCGACTTGGCGAGACGCCAACGCCATGAGCCCACTTCCAAGTCTCGTAGGTCGTCGCGGTCCAGGCCCATGATGTCGGTGTCGACAAGCACGATGGGTTCCGTCGTCGGGTCTTTCTTCGCTTCAGGGAATGGCTCGCCACAAGCTGGGCACACATTGGCGCTGATGGGAGCGAGCATGTCGCACGCTTTGCACGGCTTCATGGGCGCAACACCATCGCCTGCCTTGCCGGGAATCTGCGGGTCGGTGACCGGGCCCAACATCTCGACGACCCCGGCGAAGTCGAGCACAAGGCAGTCGGCTTTGTTTGGCGCCGTCCGCATCCCGCGTCCAGCCATCTGCATAAACAAGCGCGTCGACTTCGTCGGGCGCAACATGGCGATCAGGTCGGTGGCCGGGTGATCGAATCCGGTTGTAAGGACGTTGGCATTTGTGACGGCTTGCAGGGTTCCTGCCTTGAATGCCGACAAGATGCGGACTCGCTCGTTCTTCGGCGTCTCACCCGTCACGGTCTCGCAAGTCACACCACGTTGGCGCAACGCATCGGCGACGTGCAACGAGTGATCGACGCCAGTGCAGAACACCAACCACGACTTGCGGTCTCCGGCGTGCTCCAAGATTTCGGCAACGACCTTTTGGTTCTGCTCGTCGGTGTCGACGGCTTTCTGCAACTCGGATTCAATGAACTCGCCTCCGTGCTTCTTCACGCCTGACGTGTCGTATTTGGATTTGGTCGCCTTGCTTTTCAAAGGTGACAGATGGCCATGATGCAGCAACTCTTCAATCGAGACAGGCTCAATCAACGCGTGAAACAACGCGGGTTCTTCCGTGATCAATCCGTGGCCCATGCGATACGGCGTCGCCGTCAGACCGATCACGCGCATCTGCGGATTGATTGCAAGCAACGCCGCAAGGAAAGTTCGATACCCTCCCTCGTCCTTGTGAGAGACAAGGTCGCACTCATCAATGAGGACGATGTCGACGTGCCCAACGTCGTCGGCTCGTTTCTGGATCGACTGAATACCGGCGAAAGTGATCGGCTCTCCAAGCTGTTTTTTTCCGATGCCTGCTGAGTAGATCCCAAGCGGCGCCGCTGGCCAGTGTTGGCGCATCTTCTCCACGTTCTGTTCGATCAACTCCTTGACGTGCGTAAGCATGAGCACGCGGGTTTCAGGCCACGTCTGAATCATGTGCTTGCACAGTGCCGCGACAACGTGAGACTTGCCGGACCCTGTCGGCATGACGAGGCACGGGTTGCCCTGGTTGGCCTCAAGCCATGCCAAGACCATGTCGATTGCGCGTTGTTGGTATGAACGGAGCATTTGACCTCAGAAAGGAAGCAGGTGATCGTGAAGTTCATAATCCGCACACCCGGTGCGCTGGAACCCAAGCGGGATATTGTCGGCGTTGTGCCTCTCACATCGCCATGTGCTGTCAGGCATTGCCGTCGAGTGAGCACACGTCCGGCATGACTGCGGCGCCGTGACTCCAAGACCCTCATGGCAAACCTTGTGGGCTGGGCACCATTTGCATTCGTACCAGGTAGGGTCCGTCGACAACGGCGGCGGCATCTCGTCGGCAAGCGCCAAGCGTTGACCTCTGGCAATGGCTTTCTCTGCTACCTCTCGGTCGTAGCGGACACGCTCCGTATACATGCGGTCGTCGTCTTTGCAGACAGCGACATACAAGGCGCGGTCGATGCCAAGCCCATGCATGTATGTCTGCATCTGAATCCAATGCGTGCGCTTGGATTTCTCGACGCCGTTCTTTTCGACGTCGTCAAATGACTTTTTCGAATGCGTCTTGAACTCCGCGACGTGGGCTTTTTGCGGCGCTTCTGGCACACCGCCGTCAATGATGGCGTCGATTGAGCCGGACACATGCGAACCAAACGAGACGCGGGCTTGCTCGCCAGTCGTCTCGCGGATCTCCAAGCCAATGGCGCGGAGGTCTTTGAGGATCGTCGCCTCTTCTGCATGACCACGACGGAAGACGCGTAGGACGCGTCCAGGCGGATTGTCGACGACAGCCCAACGGAACTTCAGCCACAGCCATTTGTCGCAACTGTGGCCCAACTCGCTTGCTCCCATGTGTGAACGCGGCGGCTCCCGGCCCCGCTCATGGTGGGCGTCGATCAACGACTGAATAGTGATGCGAGGCGGCGGGATCGGGGCCACTGGAAACTCCAAAAAAGGGAGGGGCCGAGGGCGCCCCTTGTGATGTCAGGTCATTTGACCCACGGTGGCTTGCTGGCGGCAACCGGCGCGGCAACTGACGACGTCGATGACGCCTGAGCACCGCCGCTCGCTTTCATGCTTTTGATCTTGTTTTTGTCGCCGTATTGCTCGCTGCTTTCGGTAATGACTTTGATCGTCATACGCTTGCCGATCAGTTGGTCGCTGTCGTCGAGACGTGCGGCGCCGATGGCGCGGCACAGTTCACCCATCTGCTGGTTGCCAATGTCCTCCGCTTTCGGATTCGGATTCCGCAACGTGATCATGCCAAACACAACCCGGCCCTGATGAGTCGGGCCGACGACGTCACAACGGTAGGAGAGATAGTCTCCGGTCCCTGCCTTCGTCGTTTTGACGACGGCTTCAGTGATCGTGACGTCGTACCAGCCATCGGGGATTGGCGTGAAGTCGCCGCCGTTGCCCTTCGGCATTTCTGATTCGATGTAGCTACGTCCAAGTGTCGCCATGTGTCAGCCTTCTTTCTTGTCGGTGATTGCAAACGAGGGTCGCCCCGGCTTGCTTGTGATTGCGCCCAAAAGCGGGCGAGTGATTGACTCTGACGCCGCGTCCCAGGCCTTGCGGTTGATCTCTGGTTTCCAGCGAAAAAGCGCCGACAGGTGGTCTGTGAGACCGGCGTCAAGCGCCAACTGTTGGAGTTTGTCGCCGTCAACCTTGCGGTCGATACGGCCAGTAATCTTGAGGATGCCGCTGACCTTGACAACGCCGTCGAGGTCTTCTGGAATCCCGAGGATCACCGCGATGGTGTCCTCAATCTGGCGGCGCTCCTCGACGGCTGCCGCCTCGGTCTCCTTCGCCTTGCGCCATTGCTCAATCAGGTTGTCGAGGATCATGGCGTCCCCGCAATCTTGCGTATGATGGCTCCGAGGTCTGGCGCTTCCCAAAGGTCAAGTTTTCCGCTGCGGTCCTTGGCGCTCCACAAACCATCCGTCGACGTCATCAGCGCAAAGTGCCCCTGCTCCTTTCGGAAGGCGAAAACCTCATCGAAGAAGTACGGAAGTTGCTGGGCAAACTTTTGCCCTGGCATCGACGGCGCGTAGGAGATGGCGCCAAGCTCATCGGCGCTCTTCTCCAACTTGGCGGAGAAATATACATGCTTGCCGGGAAGGTCCCGGAAGGCGCGGATGAGGTCGCCCATGCGGTCCTGCATGGCGCCGTAGGCTTGGCGAGGATCGCGGGCCTTGCCGCCCACCATGACCTTCTTCTCAGCACTCAGGAGAACTTCGGCGATCTCCGAGATGCTGTCGAGGGCGACGGATTCAAAACCCCGTGCCTCATCCGAGGAAGACACCCAACGGTAGGCGTCGTACAGATCCTCCAGCGTGCTGATCTCGATGTAAGGAAGATCAAACTCCTTGATCGACAGCAAGCCCCCCTCCGCTGACAGCGTGATCGGGGTCGGCAACGTCGCGATTGCACGCGTCTTGCCGTGGCCCGCTGGCCCGTAACCGAGGAACTTCACGGACGATGTGCCGAGCGCACCCGTCCGCTTTACCGATATGGCCATGTGGCCTCCTTTGTGACGCGGTCGGAAGATTCCGGTTGCGCCGTGTGCAAGGTTTCTGACACGTTGCCGCAACAAACGCAAGCGCAAAGGACAGAAAATGAACATCGACGAGATCCGATCAAGGCTGGCCGACTGCAACCTTTCCAGAGTGGCGAAAGGATCGGGCGTGTCCGTGCATTCCCTCTACCGCCTGCTGAAGCCGGGGTCGGCGCCGCGTCACTCCACCGTCGTCAAGGTTGGCGCCTACCTCTCTCGTCATGAGGCCACCAATGGTCAAGTTTGATCGCCCGTTCCACGCATCAAACGTCGACGACAGAACGCCAGAACAACAACTGATCGACGCCATAGCGTACGAGGGAATCAACCCCCCGTCGTCGGTAGTCCTCGACGGCAAGATCCACCGATTCAAGTCCACTGCTGGCAAGGGCCGGGACACCAACGGTTGGTATGTCGCCTACAGCGACGGGCGACCCGCTGGCCGGTTTGGCTGCTGGCGCCGTCAGATCGACGCATCATGGGCAGCCGAAGGCGGACCTTCGATGACCCCGGCTGAGGAGATCGCGCACGCCAAACGCATGGCAGAAATGCGAACCATCCGAGACGCCGAGGTGGCTCGACAGCGTGAGGTGATCTCCGAGGTGGTCGAAGAAATCTGGGATGATCTCCCGTCGGCGACGGACGATCACCCCTACCTCAAACGCAAGGGCGTCAAGGCGCACGGAAGCAAAATGACGTCGGACGGCAAGCTGGTAGTGCCGTTGTTTGACGTCGACGGCGGGATCTCAAGCCTGCAATACATCGACGGCGAGGGCGGCAAACGCTACCACCCTGGCGGCGAGGTCAAGGGCAAGTTTTGGCGGCTTGGCGACGTCCCGAGCGACGGCGTGATCTATCTGGCGGAAGGGTTCGCGACGGCCGCAACCATCCATGAGGTCC